GTCATCAATAGTAACAAATATCTTTTGACCCTTGATAATGTTTAAAACAGCTTTACCTATAAAATCTTGAAACTCTTTTGTTAATTTGTCTATAATGTTACTCATTTTTTCAACTCCTTTTTAAATCATTTTGTTGACCTTAACAAAAAGGTAGTTTTTAAACATCTACTCCCCATATTTCAAAAGTACCTGTAACTACAGCAGATGCCAAAGTTATTATCACTGATGTTATTGCTTCATTAGTTAATTTGGTAACTGTAGGCATTGATGTCATAGTAGCGGCTGATGTTGAGTTTGGCACGCCATACCACATTGTAGGTTTGTAAAAATAACCCAGTCTTTCTATTTGTAAATTACGTACAATATTAGCGGCACCAGACACTACAGCTAGTTGGTTGTAATATATCCTGTTTGTACTTGCTGTACTATTAAAGTAGACACCCCCATTTGCAGTCGAAGTCGTACCTGTTTGCCAGTTCGACATTACCAAATATAAACCTTTTATTTCAAATGGATTTCCTTCACTGTCAGTATTAATTGTCATAGATGTAATAGGGTTTATTATAGTATCTGCTCTTATAAGTCTCCAGTTTTCTTTATTCACTTTCATGTCAAATAATTCTTTGTGAGCATCTGAAGAGGTTTTATGCTCTTCAAAATCAGTCTCATCTGTTTTGTTTAAATTGAGGTGGTCAAGAGCTGACCAGATAGGCACTAGGTCACTTCTGGCTGCCAACGTCCCCCGTTTATCCTCAAGTCCATTAATTCCTATTTTTACTTGATTTCTTCTAGCTCTTTTAAAGTCCACACCGCCAGATGTATTTTGTGTTACTCCAACCAAATCCAGCAAATCAGCACCAGCAGGGTCAACCTCAATAAATCCAGCCGTTGTTACGGGTTGCCAGCAAGTATTAGCTGTCTGCGTGTTAGATGGTGGACTTGTATAAACAATAAAGATATCCTGTATACATACGCTAAAATGCCCATCATGTATGACAATGTCATTTTTTTTGTACCTATATCCCGATGTCCATATACCTTTATAATGTATATTGTCAACTAACAACGCCCTAATATCTGTATGAGCTGTTGTACTAGCGTTATGCTCTTCTAATTGAGTTGCAGCTTCCTGTAAAACAGCAGTATCTTTCTGAGTTATAGATGTCTTAGAATAAGTGTAATTCTTAGCATCTTGTAAAATCTCAATGTTTTTTTCTTCAATCTCTGGCTTAGTAAAATAATTATCTAAACAAGATTTAACATCTTGAACAATCTTGAGAATATCATAATAAAGTACATCCTTGACTTTACTGACTACATACCCTGTAAGGCTTCTCTTAATCTTTATTTTCTCAAAGTAAGTTAAGTTTGTTAAGAGAGTATCCCCATCTAGTAAGCTAAGAGATAAAGTTATTTTTCCTACATCTAAAAGCATAATTCTCTCAACTAACATTTCAGCTTTTCCATCTGAATAGTTTAACATAGTTTCCACCAGCTGACCAGTGCTTTCATTTCTTGCTTTTAAAATTATGCTGCAATAATCAGGTATAAAGTCTTGAAACTCAAATATAAACAAAGAACTTAAATTATCATTCTGAATCAGGATAATCTGTTCATCTTGCTTTTCATACTCAAAAACATCTCTTTCAAAATCTACAGTAAAATTATATGTTTTTTTATTATTCATACTTATTAATCTTACCTCCTATATTCCTATGTATAGTTTATTATCTATATATTTTGTAGTTTGTACAGTCTTAATCATTTCAAAATATTGTATTATTTTTGCATATGTACATACTCAAGTATTCACACACATTTAATCTTCTGGTGCCTCTGATTTGTATCCCTTAGCTACCCAGAAACACTTACTGGCAGCTCTATCTACTTTCATTCCAACAGCACTATAACTTTTAACCTCAGCATTAGTCTGAATACCTCCCTTAATAGGAGTAACCAAAATAGATATTGGAATATCATCAAAAGGAATATCAAAGATAACATCATTCACAGAAGTTACATTACCCTGTTCAAGTAAACCACTGGGATACCAGATATAATAATGATTTCCAGTTATTTTACTTTTAACAAGACTATTTTCTAATTCTATTTTAAACTCATCTATCTTATTATCTACATAATTCTGTATCTCTGTTTCAACTCGAATAAATCTCTCATCCAGTTCTATTTTAAAAGCATCAAAATCAGAGATGGTTAAATATATACTAGTAGCTTCTACTGTTATATTAATACTTGCAGCATTATCTATTTTGAAAACAGCAGAAAAGTCATAGCTGTAATAACCTTCAGTCTTACCTGGCATGTAATCAGACTGAGTTGCTTTACCATAGGAAAAAAGTATCTCACCAATATCTGGGTCAATAGCATATACTCCGTATTCAGTAAAAGTATAACCTTCATCCAGGTTTGTATTATCTATAACAGTTTGAGCCTTAAATCTGGCATTACCTAAACTAGACACACTTATAATATCCACAGACTGTTTCACTACTGCCATATCAGTAACAGTAGATAGATTTCCTTCAAATATACCAGAACCAGTCTTTATTTTTGTAAAACTTATTACTGCTCCTGCTCCAGCTTTAGAAATTAAGTCAAGACCTTTCACTGTCAATACACTAGTAAATATCATTTTATATATCTAACCTCCTAAATCTATTATTATCTTAGTTACTATATTTGCATATGTACCAATATAACTTTCATTTTCTGTTTCAAAATCATTTAAGTTATAGAGTAACTGACTTCTGGCATTTTTTAATGCAAGTGCCATGTTAATAGCTTCTCCAGCTATATCAGGAGAAGCATCTAGTTTAAATCTGTAACAAGAATTGGTTTCAGTTATAAGAACTTCAGAAAATACATTACCTATAGCAGATTTCATATCTCCCAAAGTACCTCTTTGTCTATGCATAATAAAGGCATTCTTTACAAAAAATCTTTTAGTCTCTATATCCCAGTCTTTATTCCAGTAATCTACATGAAAATCCTTTGCTAGCTCTGTTAATATATCTTCAGATAATTCATTTATTTTGGGAAAGATTAAGACTTCATTAACAGACAAAAACAGTTTCTTTATCTGGTTAGTTATAGCATATGTAAGAGCTTTTATCTTCTTGTCATTTTTTATGGAAGGAGGTAAGATATTCTTTATTTCATCTGAATCTATACTAATCATGCTCTATACCACCATATAGTATATTTGTATTAGATAAAGTAGCTAAGTACCCACCATTTAAAGTCTTAAATACTGGACTTTCCAATTCAACTCTCTTGGCACCAGCAGAGATTATATCTGCAACTAATTTTGAAGGATTTATATCTCTATCTATTTTCTCACATTGCCAAGTTATGTAATTATTTATAGCATTGTTTACTCTGTTTATTATAGTTTGTTCTTTTGTCAAATCAGTACGAGATATATAATATGTCAAACCAATATGAAACATCTCTGGTATAGGTCCCATGACTGTTACATTGTCTGTTAAAGGTCTTACTTTTTCATCATTTACATGATTATAAGTCCGATTTATTTCTTGGTTAGTAGGTTGTCTTGCTCCTTCCATAAGGATATACAAATTGACTTGTCCTGGAGCAGGACTTATAACAGACACATCTTCAATAGCTGGGTTAGAACTTAAGGTATGATACCTATATGCTTCTACTGCTCCAGCAGTTGAAAATCTTTCCATAGAGAGGATTATTCTCTCTCTGTAATGCTCATCATTTTCATAGTCAGCACCACCAGAAACCTTGTCAGTATTAGTAACACTTACAGGAAAGGTCAGATTATCTGCTATATTTACCACAGAACCTATATCATAGGCATTTCCTATCTTTCCTGAAATTGCAGCTATACCTAAGACTTCACATTCCATATCTCCTGCATTTATTTTTCCTGTTTCTGTGGTAATAAAAACAAATCCATCTGAACTAGATACTTTTGTTTCAGATGGAATTATAACTTGGTTTATTTGATTTTCTTTAAGGGTAAACTTTAGTGTAGTTTTAGCTGGTAGAGCAGTAAGTCTGGGTACTCCTCTTAAATCTCCTTGAGCATTTAAGTATTCACCTTCTGCATATGTAAGTAGATTTTGTTTTCCAGTAAAGTCTATTAGAAATCTTAACTGAGTAAACCAGACTGCCTGACAGTTTAAAAATAATCTCATTGGATCAGACAGTCCCAAAGGTTCATTCATTACTTGTTCATAGTCTGCTATTAATTCTTTCAAAGTCTCTTCAGGAGCCTTTTTACCAAAGTTTATTTCCATATATTTTTACCTCTCCTTTCATTTAAATTATTCCATTATTCTAAACTTTCAGCATCTAGCCTTATGACAGGATAAAACCTGCCATATATAGACTGTTCTTTTTCTATGAACTCAATGGATTCTATTTTTATTTCAGGAAAATACTTATTGAGCTTATCATAAAACTGAGATGTAAACAATTGCTTTGCTATGTCAGCTGGTTTATCTATAAAGCTGAAATCTATTCCAAAACCTCTATCTAATGGTACGCTACCAATAGGAGTAGATACCAAAGTTTTAATACCTTGAATTATTTTCTCTCTTTTATCTGGTTTAATTATAATCTCATTTTTATCATTAACAATAACCATCATTCAAGCTCCTTTTGTATTACATTTTGCTTGGCCTTAACTTCTTTTGCATGAGTATCATAGATTACATACTCTTTCAAAGACAAACCAAGACTAGCAGATAAAGTATTTCCCTTGTTATCTATTTTGTTATAGCTTACATCTAAATCAGTAAGTAAAAAATAGCCACTACCTATTAATTCTCCCCCTATAGTCAGCAAATGAGCTTCTTTGTTCTTTAATATATCCAGCCAGCTTTTTATTTCATTATTTATATCTAAACCCATATTTTCATACAGATTTATT